CGGAATTTTCCGGACTTCCCAAAGAAAATTTTCGAAATTAAGTTATTAATGGTAACTGAAATGGTTCATGGAAATAGGTTTTCAACTGTCCCAAAGAATAATCTGAAGGATAGGCCTATTTGCATTGAGCCATTAGCTAATATTCTAGTTCAGAGAACGATAGGTTTAGGCATCCGAAGAGTAATTTCAAATTACTTTGGGATCGATCTAAATACGTCTGCTGATTTACACAGGCGTTTAATAAGTGACGATAAGTTCGCCACGATCGACTTAAAAGATGCTAGTGATAGCATCTCTACCTCATTGTGTAAGTATCTGTTTCCACGTTGGTTTTTCGATTTATTGGAAAACTCGCGGTCGCAAATGACTCTTGGGATAGACGATGATTTTTATCTCATCAATAAAATCTCAAGTATGGGTAACGGGTTCACATTTGAGCTTATGAGCCTGATCTTATTGTCTCTCGGTAGGTCAATTAGTGTTGATAGTTATGCATTCGGGGATGATTTAATCATCCCGAATGATTACTCTGATACGCTAGTTTCTGCTCTGCAAATAGGACAATTTGAAGTAAATATGGAGAAAACTCATATTCACTCAAATTATCGCGAAAGTTGTGGTGCCCATTATTATGATGGGTATGGATATATAACATCTTTTGATGTTAAGTACCCAAAAAGTATACACGATATCATCGTAACCCTAAACAAGTTAGGATGGTTATCGCGGGACTTCCAGAGCTTTCGTTCTCTATTTAAAGAGGCCTACGCGATTGTCCCCACGGCTTTGCGCGTGGATAACCCTGTACAAGGTTATGCAGGGGATGGGAAAACGGCTAGACCGCTCGTTTCATATTTAGTAGACGGTTACTTAAGATTTGGTCTAACTTCGGCCGAACTTAAGTTTACTCCGAAAGCTAAAAGGAGACTGAAGATATTCGGTAAACGGCTCTTCATTGATATACGGGGTGCTCAAATGCATCTCGGGTATGAATGGAAGCCGTCCGGGTCTTCACCAGATCATCTCGTACCTCAAAAACACTGGGCTAAGATTTTTATGTATCTTAGTTCTAGTCGTATTTGTAAGGATGAGAGAAGAGGTAGCGGTACTTTTAAATCTTACCCTGTGATTACGTTCAAAAACGGTACCACCTTCCGATGGTCCGATATTGTGATCGCAAGTCAATAATGGTAAGTATGGGTTGATGATTAAACGACTGAAAAGTCACAATCACCACGTTGGGGT